ATCCATATTATCTCTCTTGGATTTAGCCTTGGGTATTTTCGGTATTTTCGGTATTTTCTCCGGGGCCGGTGGTTCTTCTTCTTCTTGTGGTGGTTCTTCTTCTTCAATCTCCTCTTGTGTCTTATCCTTCTCTTGATCGAAATCCTCAACCTCCTCAACCTCCTCAACACCAATTTCACTCTCATCATCAGTTATATCATCGGGTATGAAATCCATTTTAACTTCCGGTATAAAACTCATCCTTTTATAGTATAAATCAATAAAATAATTTCAATTAATTATTATTTTTTATTTTATTTTATTAGAAATCAATTGCTTCTTTATATTTCTCTATTATTTATCATAAAAGTAGTATTAATCTAATTCTTGCTAAAATTGACATAGTGAAAAAAAAAGTGTATAAGAAATAAATTCTATATGTCTTTTTAAAATGGATATTGCTAAAATTGACATAATTAGATTTATACCACTTTATCCAAACTCAATGGTTCGGGTTCCGGTTCCAAACCATCTAGTGGTTGAGATCCTTGACGTTTTAGAATCTCATTTTCTTTCTCAAGAATCTCCTTTTCCTTGTTTAAAATATGATCTTGTTTCTTATCTTGTTTTTTATCTTTTAGTTTCTGAGATTGTTCTTTTAAAGATTTCATTTCTTCTTCATTTGGTGGTCTTCTCTCGCATTGAAATATGTAACATAAATTTACCTTACAATGACATTTGGATTGCCACACAACTAATAATAATGAACCAATAGCACCCGCAACCATTACAACAAATCCACCCAGTTGGTCTACTGAATAGTCTTGAAGTTGTCCTTCGCTTTCACTCATTTTATTTATTATTTATTTTTTAATTATAATTATAATATTTTGATTTAATATATGAGCGATTATAGCAACCCCTTTGAACCAAAACCGATTGAGAAAGTGAAGAATGAAATTCACATTATCAATCAAAACATTAATAAAATCAAAGTGGATTTAATAAGCATAAGAGCTGATATATCATTAATTAAAGACTATATTAAGAAGCAAGAAAAGAAAGAAGAGGAAATATCAAAAGGTTGGATATGGTGAGCAAAGCATACTTCGTTGAGTTTTTAACTTAAATTTTTTTTATTGTTTTAATATATAATGGTTAAAGTATTAGAACTATTTTCGGGAACTGGTTCAGTTGGTAAATGTTGCAAACAATTAGGTTGGGATGTTGTTTCAGTTGATATGTTACTACCCGCCGATCATGAATGTGATATAATGGATTTTGATTATAAACAATATCCTAAAGATGAATTTGATATTGTTTGGGCTTCTCCACCTTGCACTGAATATAGTAATCTTCAATCTTGTTGGTTGGGTAGAAAGAAGAAAGACGGGATAATTTATACAAAAGAAATAATGGAGAAAAATATGAATGAAGCAGATAAATTAGTTTTAAAAGCATTTGAGATAATAGATTATTTTAATCCCGAATATTGGTTTCTTGAAAATCCCGCAACCGGTAAATTAAAGCATAGAGATATCATGAAAGATAAACCTTTTTATGATGTTTCATATTGTATGTATTCAGATTGGGGATATGAAAAAAAGACAAGGATATGGACAAATAAAAAAGATTGGAATAATAAGATATGTGATAAAAGTGGTGCTTGTGGTAATATGATGAATTCACAACATAATAAAGTATTGGGTAATGGTTATGAAATCATAGACGGCAAGAAGGTATTATGTAATACAAAAGAAAAAAGACAAAAACATAAAATTAATGTATCAAAAGAAGTCCATACAATTGGAGAAAGAAAACATAAAATAAGAATTGACGGATGTTCTAAATGGGTAATGGATAATGGTAAATTAATAAATTGTGCTAGTGTTAAACTAAAAGAAAAATATAAAGATTATCCTAATGTAAAACAAGTTAATAACGGCACAAATAAATTAGATAGATATAGAATCCCCGAAGATTTAATATTTAGTTTATTTTTAGATTAAAATATATATATTATATTATAAATGGAAAAGAAACCAAAGAAAGCTCCAGTCGTCTTCAAGGTTAAAGACCCCGACCCCGATGATAGATTTAGTGATATTCATCCACACCTTCCGCAACCACCATCATTATTATTAATTGTTGGATCAGTAAAACAAGGTAAATCCAATCTCCTTGTAAATTTATTATGTAATCCCGACATGTATAAAGATAAGTTTGATATTGTTAAAATTATAAGTAATACTTTGAATGCTGACCCCAAGGGTAAATTATTAAATAAATATTTTGATTGTGAAGACCATTATAATGATGAGATGATTACGGACATTATAGAAAGTCAAAAGAAAATGGACGATTTTGAGAGAGGTTCTGTAGCAATTTTTCTAGACGATATTTTAACAAAAGACTTCAAAAAAACTAACGCTGTCTCATTTTTAGCAACAAGATTTAGACACTACGGTATAGCATTATTAGGTTTCACAACTCAATCTTTTAGGGCTGTTTCCGGTTTAATTAGAAATAATGCTACTGATGTAATTATTATGAAACAACAAAATAAAAAAGAATTAGAAAAGATTGAGGAAGAATATGGTGATATGTTTAGTGGTATTTTTATGGAACTATATAATAAAGCAATTGAAGATGCACCATATAGTTTCTTATATCTTGACATGCAAACTAATCCAGCAACGGCATACATACGTTTTGAGACCCCAATTGCTCAAGGTGAAAATAAATTATTCTAGAATATATTTAAACCTTATCCTCTATATATAATTGATAGATAAATGGTTTCCATATATTGTATTGAAGATTGTAATGGTCTTAAATATGTTGGATCAACAAAAACAATGTTAAACGAAAGATTAAATAGACATAAATATGATAAAAAACATAATTATAAACCTTGCTCATCTAAAAACTTAGATTTACAGAATTGTAATATATATAGTTTAGAACAATGTGAAGAATCAAATAAAAAAGAAAGAGAAAGATACTGGATAAATAAAATAGATTGTGTTAATGTAATGAAATTAAACTTTGATGTAAAAACTTACGATAGAAAAGATTACATGAAAAAATATAGAGACTATGAAATATCGTGGGGCGGTAGATTAAAAGATAATAATAATAGTTTATTAAAGATTGATTTAACCATATTTTCATAAAGAAATTATTTTAATTAATAAATAAAATTTAAATTATATATTATATTATAAATATGGATCTCTACGGCTCGGGTGTAAGTATCGGACAAGCAAACGCGCAAACTCAACAAGCACGCGAAGCAAGTATAGCAGCAACTGATTTTAATAATGGTTTAGCGGAAGAATTAGATAGAGCAAATGCTGAACAAGATGATGATAGAAAAGCAGCAGCACAAAAGAATATAGTAAGTGGAACTGCTAGTGCTAGTAAGTTTATTGCGAGAGATGGTTTACATAATCTGGCTGCTGATAAACTGGGATTATCAAGAGTAGGTAAATTTGTTAAAACTACTCTTGCTGAAAGAATGGCAAAAGAAGCGGGAGCCGAAAGAGTTGGTGCTGTGGGAGATATAAGCACTCCGGAAGATTTGAGAAGAGCAGTAAGTGAATTAGGAGAGGGAGGGGAAATAGGTGCTGAAAGATTTGCTAGAGGAGTAAATCCCCAAACACTACAAAGATTAGCAACTAGATTTTCTGGAAGACCATTAGCAACTAGTGCTGGAGATGTTGCGGGTATTGCTACAGAAGCAGCGGAACCGGTAGGATTATTTACTGCCGAAGTAGCAGACGAAACTGGTGGTACAGCAGCAGCAGTAGATGAAAGTGTTGAACGTATTGGAACATCAGCAACAGCAAGAGAAGGAGAGAAAGTAGCATTAGAAACAGCAGAAAAAGCAACTGGAGATATTGCTAAATTTGCTGGTAAAGTTGGTAGAGTTGGTATTGCTGGGTTAGGTGGAGGCATTGATGTTGCTGCTGATGTTGGAAGATTTATGGAAGGTAAAAGAGGTTTAGATATGTTTGGAAGTAATTCAGCACAACGTGTTGGTAATATTGGTAATATAGTTGGATCCGGATTAGAACTTGCGGGATTAGCAACTGCGGGGATTCCACCATTAGGTCTCACGTTGGAGGCAGCGGGGGCAATTACTGGATTAGTTAGTTCAGTGGTAGAAGGTGTTGGAGATGAAGAA